CCTAGGGGGATTGCAATTAGCCTATGCTTGTATGTATAAGTCTAAAATTAGTTGAAAGACGTGTTTCAGCCGATTTTAGCTGAACGTCTACTAGTTTCTATGCATCTTGATGTGGCAAAATAATTGTACCTCCTTTGGGACAATGTATTTTCAACTCATGTGACAGAGTATAACGTCACAAGACCATTTTGTTTGAATAGGGGGGACCCATGCACAATACTTTTAGAGTATCCCGTGCACTTTTATTGGTATCCCACGTAAATCTTATCTATCTTGATATATACTAGGAATTTCATTCAATTTTCTACCGTGAGAAGCAATAAAGTATCACCTGTAGACATTGAATGATCTAAAACAGCATAGTTTAGATACTGTCCTGACCATAGATATTGAAGGAGAAAATAATGATATGACGTGGAGCGGAATAAAAGGGGAAGAATATTTAAATATTCGAGGATGTATTATCCTTGCTGCCGAGCTACGAGAAACTTACCTGACCATTACCTATAACAACCTGCCAATGCAGAATAATCAAACTCAAAGAACCTTAGAACGGGGGTCTGGTGTATACCCGTTAGAGATTAGAACACCCAAAACCTTTTTTCAAGAGATGACTAGACCTAGATACGTCTCTATACCGTGTGCTATACACGAGATTTTGCAAGCCGCCTTGCTTCATTTGGACCCTGGTAAAACGATGTATTATGTCATTTTGCCAATTCAATGTGTTGCTTTGATTTGGATGATCATATGCGCCACTAGAATTTATGTTGATTTTATAATTCCTTTAATTATAGATCACCTGAATACCCATAACTTGATGCAAAGCACTGACCCTATACCAACTTCTGAGTCTAACAGAAAGTTGGCAGCCTCTTCCATGAGATATCATGCTGAGGCTGGGCCTGAAAAGGTCACACCTGCCGAACCTGGCAGAGAAATAGACAACAATAATAACAACAACAACAACAACAACAACAATCGAAGACCTCCAAATTATGTTTCTGTTACTATGCCTGCCCAACAAGCTCATACCATACAGTTCACTGATTGGAAACCTGTTATTGATCACCTTGTTAACGTATTATCTGATTTAGGAAATATTGTTAATAAGTGCTCAAAGAGAATAGAAGAATTGGAAGCCAAATTACAAGCTGTTAGCTTAGTAACTTTGAAACATCAATCTATGCTTTCTTCCCATGACATGAGAGACGATTCTACACCAAGAACTTTTTACGAGAGATTTGAATCTGTAGAGAATGAAGTCGCTAAACATGCTGACAAGATCAGTACCTTAAAGAAACAACTTAAAGATATTGATACTATTTCAGCAAAAGTTGACGGAACTTATGACTTTTTAGCCAAGACTGTAACACAACTTGGTGAAAGAGTCGACACCCAAGCTATAGATTTAGCTTCGTTCAAATTTGATCTTATGGAGAAGGAAGAAAATAGTAAGTCAACTCTAGTATACGAGCCTCTTGTAACAGGATTTAACTTCGATATTAATAACAACAATTTACCCGTACACATTACACGAACGAATACACTTCATGTACAGAGACCTATTGAAAGACCTGTTGAAAGACCATTTTATACTAGTGTGGTTACTTCGGTTGGAACTGTAGCCCTAGGAATTGGAGAATCACCTTCACTTGAACAAAGACAACAGATTACAATACCTGACCTCATTAATGATAAGAGAGATTATAAATCAGCCGTCAATTTTATATTGCAGAAGAACCCTTCACTGCATGTAGAATTTCAAAGCGAAGCTAGAGGACCCTCCCATGAACCAAAATGGAGTGGATTTCTCTATGTTTATACTAAGATGACTGGTTTAGGAAATGATGTATTACAAACTCAATTTGCCAAGAATCATTTATTGAAGCTCACTGTAGTAACTAGAAATACATTCTTTTCAAAATCTGACTTAGAACGACACTTGTATCAAAAGCTCTTTGGATTGCTTTCCAAGAGTAATTTCTTGACCCAATTACAACAAGAAGAAACCAAATATTGGGCTCAAGCTGGACCTGAAGATTTACAACACCATATGACCGTCAAAGAGACTTTTATGATGGTCGTATTAGCCTATGTATGTACCCATTTGACTTGTATAGTTGGAATGAGAAACGCTGAACTTGGCCTTTCTCTTTTCATTATAGCTGCTCTATTGTTTATGCTCTATTGTGCTATTGTACTATTCGCCAAGAGATTAATGTTCCATTACGGTAAGTATTATGCCAAGAGGTTAGCCGTTAAAGCCCTTATGTGGTGTTATACCCCTGATAATGTTAGAACTGTCAAAGAAGTTGCTTTACAACTAAAGGATAGTCCTGTAGCCCAAGAACTCAAGAACGTCATGAAAGCTGGAGTAGCTGATACAATGCAAGAAATGGGATTCACTGAGACCTACAACCAAACCCAAGAATGTATCCATAAAATCATGAATGTAGAGAGAATGTCTGTTATTAAGAAACTTGCCGAGATGACTAGTTTACCAGAACACCTGTTTGATGTAGCCGAAGAGGTACTATCACTAGGTGCATTGTTTACAATTTTCTGGAGAACAAAAGGAATGATGTCCGCTTGTATCCCAGCTTCCTTCTTATATCTGCGTGGAGCAGTAAGAACGGAGTGGGTGCAGCATGTACTAAAGTATGCCCCGACCTTAGCTCAATTTGCGAATGGAATAAAGCAGCAAATTACAGGATTTGTGGCCCAAGCTCATGGAGATGATGCTATGGGTTCTGCTATGTTTGGACTACTAAAAGGCTTTGGATCAGTCGCTGGCGTGAAGATAAACGCAGTGACAGACCCAGATATCAAAGCCCTTACAACCTTGCGAACTAGCATTGGTTGTGTCAAAGATGCGACTCAATTTGGAGTATGGATGACAAAAGCCATATATGAAGTTGTGAAGATAGTTTGGTACCACACCACAGGGAAGCCCTGGGCTGATGATGCTAGACAAGGTCTTTTAGATGAAGCTCAAAATTTTGTTAACGAATATTCAGAGTTCCTGCTAAAGTATAAAACTCCTGCAGAAACCTATAGTCATAATATACTAGATAGATTCATTAACTATGGAAACACATCAAAAGACATTGCCCTCAGACTATTTCATAATCAGTATACTGTGCATAACTTCACCATATTCTTTTCTGTATATAATACTGCCCAGAAGTATGCGATAGCTGCACACAATTACAAGAATCAAGTCCGTTTCAGGAATGAACCAACTTATGTGGCCTTGTATGGTGCCCCAAATACATATAAGACTAATATTGTGAACCTATTTGTAGCCGACATCTTAGCTCTAGAAGATAAGCCTTTTGATGCAGATGCCATTTTCACTAGAAACTCTTCTTCTGAATATTGGGAAGGTTATAAAGGCCAATTTGCTGTTTTGTATGATGACATATTTCAATCGAAGAATCAGGATACAACTGAACGAGAAGCAATGGAAATTATCAAATTACGAAGCAGTCAAATCGAACCTTTAAATATGGCCGATGTGGAAATGAAAGGAAATGTATTCTTTAGATCGCCAATGATCTTTTCCACATCGAACACTAGAGGAACTAGCCATATCAATATAACAGAACCAGCTGCGTTTCAAAGGAGAAGAGACTTGCTCATAGAAGTCTATATGCCGAAGCCCAAGGTTAGAACTGTTGAAAGACCTGAGCCCACTGAAGAGGAATTGAGAGAGAAATTGGACAATGAAGAATTCAAAAAACAGCTCTTTGAGACCAATATTCCTGAGGAGGTAGCTGGAGTTATATCTAAACTACGTTTCAATATCCTCGATAGGCTCGATGAGACCAAAGTATTGCATAGAGGATTGAGATATATTGATGTAGTAAGATTGATTCATTTGAGACACAAACAGAAGATGAATACTAGTTTCAATCTGCAATCAGTATTGGAGAAGAGAGATCTCACAGAATCCTATAAAACTAGCCTAAGAACAGCCAGTGATGATATACGAGAAATGGCTGAATTAGTGTTTGCTAGTCAGTTCAAGTCACAAGCTGGAGACGAGAAACTTTGTCCTATACCTCATGTTCACGAGAATAGACCTTACCCGGACCAAACACCTGAGGAATCCAAGCTGATGGAAGAACAGATGAAGAAGCTAGTAAAGGATGTGTATGGCAATAGTGTAGTTGAATCTGATTTAACACTACCTATACGCATGGATAAGATAGCTCAAGAGCTAGGGATCAAGAAGAAGGAAGAGAAATTAGAAACTTTTATGGAGAATATGACGGATCAAGCTAGAAAGCTGTATGACAACACAAAACAGTTAGTAGCTTCGTATGATATTACCAAGATTAAAGCTCTAGCCTCTGAATCAGTCAATCAATTGAAAGATATGACTACCGAGAATCCCAAGCTGAAGATAATAGCTGCCCTAGGACTAGTAGTTGGAGGAGTTTTAGCTATGAAAGGAGTTTATGGTATGACCAAACCCCTTTTAGAGCAATTCTTGTCATCTGTAGATTCTGAAGAAAAGATGCAAGCCCAATCAATAGGGGCAGCAGTTCCAAAGAAGAGTCCTAAGACTACCGCAAAAGTAACAGCCAAGACCGCCCATCCTGTAGCATTGAACCATAAAGCCCAATCGGCCATTGATGCTGCAACCAAACTTATAGACGATTCGACCTACAAGAATCTAGCCAAAATGACTATTGTGAATACCAACGCTGACAAAACGTTGAGGAGAGATGTGTATCTTGTATTTATTTGCGGAACTTGTGCAATAACACCATTACACTCTCTTAGTAGAATGCTAGATGATCCTGATAATACCACTGTAGTCATAGACAAACTTGAGATCAAAACCAAGGATTTGCATTTGTATGGGGATGAAGATAGAGATTTAGTCTTAATTGAGTTCCCCAATACAGTACAAGAAAGAAGAGATATTATCCATCACTTTTTTAAGAATGAAGATATCAAGGAAGAACAACTAGGACCTGTAGCTGCTGTATCTTTTGATGGTTTGAATATCAGTAAAAGAATGGCTCAATCATGTAGAGTTGAAACCGATCTTATGTACAGTACTCAAGAATCTTTTGTACAATTAGCTGAACATATTAAAGCTCCTATGCACACAACAGAAGGAGATTGTGGATCACTTTATGTATTGTTACATAATTCGAAACAAAGGAGATATGTTGGCGTGCATTGTGCTGGATCTGGAGTTGAAGCTGTTGGGAATATCGTAACACAAGAGGTTCTTGAATCCTTCCTCCAATTGACTCGCTATAAAGATAGAAATTCTAGACAGAAAGATACTCAATTCGTGGCTGAAGGTGCCCCAGATAGAACTGCTTATGTAATGAATGATCAATACAAGACTAACGAAGAGTTGTTAGCCGAAATACCAAAGATTAGAGAAGAACTTGTAGAAGCTGGTTTCCTGGATCCTGATGAATCTGTCAAACCTCAGTTTGAAACCGGACCTGCGGGACACACTATAGGAACTGTTGTACCACAATTCCGACCCCGCCCTCCTAAGAAATCTGCTATAAAACCCTCAGTAGCCCAGGAATATCTTTCCGCCAAGTATGGACCACCAACTACTGCACCAGCTGCTCTGAATAAAGTGAATGGAGTATCGCCACTTCAGAAAGCTATAATCAAGGAAACTAGTACATTACCGATTGAATTCCAACAAAGAGATTTTGAATTGATGAAACAAATAGCCTATGTAGCAGCCCAAGACATAGGCTACGATGATGGACCAAGGAGTATAGTATCTGAGTTTGATGCTGTGAATGGAATACCTGTATCGAATTATCTAACTAGGTTAGAGGTTTCGACTGCTATTGGAGTACCACTCTCAACAATGCATAGAGAATTCAAATCAATAGATTATTTTATTTATGATTCTTCGACTGATACTCTCTGTGTGAATAGTACAACACCCATAAGAACAGCGTTGGACAGTTTAGATAGGAAGGAATATCTATATACACTCATCAATGATTTTCTCAAGGATGAAAGGAGACCGCTAGCCAAAGTTGAAGCCCTTAGTACGAGACTGATAAAGGGAGCAAATAAAGCGAAAACTATCAAAGACCGTCAATATATGGGAGCCTTCGTTTCTAGAATCATGCGTGCCCACAACCATTTGTCCTACAAACTTGGAGTTAATCCAAACAGTAGAGCGGAATGGGAAAATATGGCCAAGACCATTGGTTGGTGGCTAGAAAATATGCGTTTCACTGCTGGAGATGTGGAAGGAATGGATAGAACAACCCAGAGACAACTAGCCTATTGTGCTGACTTGGCATGTAGGTTGTGGTATGCGATGTACGACCCAGATTGGACCCAAGAACAAGATCAGTTTAGAAAGTGGTTGTTGGAAAGAGACAATGCTGGATTACATGTTGGTGTGGACCACGTGTATTTAGTGTTGTTGATGAATAATTCTGGCTCTTATATGACATCAGTTCGTAACAGTTTAGCTGTGTGGATTATTATGACGTTTATAAGAATAAGATTTATGGAACAACAAGGACCATGGTTGGAATGTCGCCAGGATTATATGGGAGATGCTGAGATTGAAGTCTATAACAGAGTTAGAGAACGTTTTAATTTCTCAGATCCAATAAACTCTGCCAAGCAAACACAAAGAATCTGTGACTTTGGTGATGACAACATGGTTTCCAATTTTGGAGATATGAATTTCAGAACTCAGATAGCATACTGGAAATATTATTTTGGAATGAATCTTACTGATTTTGGTAAGACCGGAGTAATTAGAGATTGGCATGATAGAGGAGAAATAACCTTCTTGAAAAGACGAATTGTGCGGAGAAATGGAGTTGTATATGCCCCTTTGCCTGAAGAAGTCCTCAAAGAAGTTTTGTATTGGCAAGCTGACAAGATGCTACCAGAACAAGCTTTCCTAGTCAATGCTGAAGCTGTACTCAGAGAATGTGTCCATCACACCAAGGATGTCCATGAGTTGTTTAGAATGATGATAGTTGACGTATGTGATAGATTCTATTTTCAATTTTGGAAAGTACGATCTTTGGTGGAAGCTATGGATTACAATTATTTACAACACAAATACATCAATGAGTCAGCGTCTGAACCTCCCTTGTGGAATGGACAAGCAGCCAAATTCATTGCCCAGTCGGCAAAGGAAGTGGAAGAAACCGGAAACACTACGCAAACGATTCAGTGGACTAGCTTTACAGACGATAGCATCAGGGAGACTACGAACAAGCCCATATTGCCGACCCATATGGTTCCAAGCAATCCTTATGATGATGATGGTTTGCAAGCAGTCCTATCCCGTGTTTATACTGAAGATCTGTTGTGGACTTCAGCCTCATCAGTTGGAACTATGCTAGTCAACTATTCTTTCCCCTGGTTCATGATTTCACACTATAACAATTTGAAAGAAAAGCTCTCCAGATATCAGTATTTTAGAGCTGGAGTTAAGATATCAATTCGAATCAATGGAACAATGAACCATGCTGGAAAGCTTATAGTTGCTTGGATGCCTAGAGCTTATGGAGAAGAAAGCTTCAATAATATATACAAGATGTCTTGCTTAGAGAATCATGTATTATCACCAAATACAGGGACAGTTGTAGAATTCACTATACCATATGTTGGACCTAATGACTATATCAATTTATCTGAACAAGTGGCCTCTGACATTGGACAAGTGGCTATAGCAGTCTTGAACCCATTGACTGTATCAAATTCTGCTACTGTGCCAACTGTGACCATATCTATAGGAATGAGCTTTGTCAATCCAGAAGTTGCCGGACCCACAGATTATTCCGTGCCATCAACAGCATATAGCAACATGCTAGCTAATCAACAAAGAATTCAAGATGATAACAACAACAACAACAAGAAACAATTCAAATTCCGAGCTCAATCAGGGACTGAAACTATGACCCAAGAGCAAGAATCGGGGAGCAAGAACGGATTTATATCTAGTGCGATTACCAAAGTGGATGATTTGTTGTCTGTTTGCACTGTATTGCCTGTTGTTGGTAAGTACGCTATTGCTGCTTCTCCTATTATTAAGGCAACTAAGAGTATGACAAGAATGCTTAAATTAGAGAAGCCAATAGACCTTTCAGTACCAGAAACAGTGCTGCGCTCAACTACAGAGAATATCGCCACTGGAAAGGGAATGAGTAAAGCTTATAAACTAGCCCTTGATCCAGAAAATAAAGTCGCAACACACTATGGAGTCTATAATCAGACACGAGATGAGATGGATATCAAGAACATTTTATTAACTCCAAGCCTTTTCCGTGTTCTGGAAATTAGCCCTTCTGCAGCCCCAAATACTGTAATAACCCAGTTCCCATTGAACCCAAGCATGTGCCATTGGACAGGAGCAGAAGGAACTGGAACTTTCACCTATACTCAAGATCAAGGGCCGATGTCCTACCTGTCCAATTTTTTCACCTCCTATCGCGGTGGTTTCAAAGTTCATATGAAACTATCGTGTTCCCGTTTTGTGACGGGAAGATTGCGTATTTTGTGGTTTCCATCATCAAAATACATCCCAGCTGATACTTCTGGAGGAGCTGGAGACTATATCTCGAGAATCTGGGATTTCAATGGAGATTCAGAGATATCATTCACGATACCTTGGTTAGCCGATTCGGAAACCAAGAGAATAGTGCCCTACTATACTGTTGATGACCCAACAGGAGTGCCCCTAGTAGCAAATAGCCTTGATGAATGTTTAGGAACAATACAAGTAGCTGTTGTGAATGGGATAACTGGAATAGAGAATAGCTCTTTAGCTACAGTATATCTCAACATCTTTGTTAGTGGAGCTGAAGACCTTATGCTCTACAAACCAAGAGAACAGCCCAATAAGATGTTTATTGGACAATCTGGACCAGAAATAGCCTCCGGACCTGGAGAGAATAGTTGCAACTTGAGGAGTGTATTTTCTCACACTTTTGAACCACTCGTCGGACCGGCAAGAAGCATTTTGCGAAAGAATATATGCCACGGCGAGGAAATTAACAGTGTGAAAAGTCTTTTGCACAGACCAGGTTTCCTTACAACAACGAGCGCCAATGTGGGAACAGTAGATTGGAGACAAACAAACTTCATTGTTGGAGCAACACAACCATTGACCCTTTTGAATGCTATAGCAAGAATGTATCAATTCTATAGGGGTTCTGTAAGATTTCATTTTCGACAAGTTCCTGTAGGTGCGCCCCTAGTATTAGCCCCTTGTACACTTTCAGTCCGTCCTGTTGAATTATTGCCAGTAGCTATTGATGCAACAAATACACCTATAGAATGGCCTGGAACGTATGGAGCTTCAGGAATGTACTTCCATAATTTGGAAGACAGGATTTGGTGTACTGTTGAGATACCTTGGGAAAATAGAACAGCTTTTGCATCTACAAACGTAAATAAGTGGCCTGAATATAGCTATGCCACTCTACTGCCCAGGTACGAAATCAACAATTTGGATGGTAGCCCTTTACCAGCCTTTGCTATATATCCAGCTGCTGGAGATGATTTGACTTTTGGATGGCTTAAAGCCCCGCCACAAACGTCTTTTACATTCAACACATAAAGAAAACTAGTAATCAGGTTTGCGATT